CCATGGTGTCTTGTTGTATGCGATTCATGGCCACTTCCAGGAACTGCAAGTTGCCTGAAGGCGGTGGCAGTTGATAGATGTCTTTGGCAGGATCAAATTTGGCATCCAGGATAAAGATTGCTGACTCGCCGTCCTGCAGCATTTCAAAGTCCAAGCGATCTGGTTTGACACCAATTCTTGGTGTTGCGGTCAGCAGGCCCAGTTGTATTTCTGCACGAGCGGCTGAAGTGTTGTACTCCTGCATGGGAATCACTGATTCAGCAATGCTCATGCCGTAGAAGTTGCCAGGCAAGGGTTTGGGACACATGTTGGCCACCGGAATAAATTCCACTTCACGAGCTGAAATAACATACTGTCCGGAATAGATGATTTCTACCAGTTCCAGTTCACCATCACCATCAATGTCAAACTTGTTCCACACGGTCACAATGCTGACCTGGCGGCTGTCTGGATCTGCTGATGCAGCTGAGTCTGTTGGTATGCCCATGATAGGCACCGAATCTCTGGCGTGAATGGCCAGGTTGTTGAGTACTGAGCCAGCTTGGTATGCACCATTCATGTTGTATTCAGCAAAGCGTTCAAACTCATCTAGATTGATGCCTGGATACAGTTCCACTGCTTCTTGAATGGTCATGGGATCGTAGTAGCCACAGAAGGGTTGGTCACGCATCTCAGGCACAGTGGGATCACAGATCCAAAAATGCTGTGCAATGGGATTGAACTTGATGCGAATGTTGTAGCCTGTGAGCTTGTACTTGGCAGCGTAGATAGTGTTTCTAGCAATGGCGTCTGAGAGAATGGCCTGTTGTCCTTCAATATTGCTCTGAACCATTTGTTGTTGGTCCAGGTCTAGAGATTCTGGATCTTGTTCTTCAGGCAATGCTGCAAGTCCAGCAATTTCTGTATCAACCATGCCCTGCACCATTTGTTCGCCATGTTGTGCCAAGAGACTTTGTACTTCTTTCATCACAGCTGCCATGTCCACATTTACTCGTCTACGGCTTTGGCGCAGGGCAGTGAGTCCTGAGTCTGTGGCCTGTTGTTCAAATGCTCTCAGCTGATCTGCTGTGCCCTGTGTTTCCACATAGCGTGTGATGGGTTCACGCACAGGCATAACCATCATCATGCCGTTTTTGTGCATGTTGGCATCCATGACCCAGCGTTCGAGAATAAAATGCGGGTCATTCATTTCGTTCACAACATGGCTGACCATTTCACTGGCCTGTCGGGCTGCATGTTCATCATCCTCACCGTCGGCCACAAACTCAAAATTGATCTCACCATTGGGTGCCAGGCCCTTGGTGATCACTGCTGTGGCATAGTCTACCACTGGTTTTACACTGGGGTGAATATAATCTATGCCGTTTACTGGAGCTGTTGAATCAGTCACTGCCAGACACAGGTAGTGATAATCACTGGCACGATTTATTGCATTTTTGGTACCTAGATAGCGCAGGTACGAAGCCATCTTCACATCCATCAAGTTTTTCAGCCGCACAAAATTGGCGTTGATCTTCTTGGACTGATTGATGTCCGTCATGGGAATATTTTTAATGTCCAGCATTGGGATTTCCTAATAATATGTTATTTAGCGGGTACACGATTTCCCTGGTCAAACCCACTCAAGAGTGGCTGATCTATCGCAGCAGTTTCAGAGTCAGATAGGTACGCAAGGGATTGTCCTCACCTGGAGCCAGTTCATCCAGGAATTCAGCCCAGGTCATGGTGCGACCGTCGATCATCCAACCATGCTGATGGGCCTCAAGTGGCCGCAGAGTTTGGTAAATGCTGTGTCTGGCAGCGTTGATGGCCAGGTCTGGATCAAATGGTGTGCTCATGATTATCCTGCAGGGTTGTAACTTTTCTTCCAGGCCTGACCGTATTGGTCTATGGTTTTCATGCGGTTTTCCAAATGTAAATCTGATCTTGTTTGGATCTATTGGTTTTTTGCCCAAGCGGTTGCGGTCTTGCTTCTACTATTGTGGCCGGTGGCAACCCCTGCTGTAGTGCCTGTTCATACATTATGGGAGTTATGTTGAAACATATGGTTCCTCCAGGTTGTATATGTTCGTGACATTTTTCAAACAGTGGTACAAAGAAATCTTGATAGAATGCTGTGGGAGTTTGCCAGGGAGTCATGTGTGGATAAAGTTCCAGATTAACATAAGGAGGACTGGTCAGAACAAAATCATAATCAATATTGGTCCAATCTGCAGACAAACAATCTTGCCAGCGCATGCACAAGTTACTATCATTCAATCGAGACAGCATGGCATCATATGCAGGCTTGAGATTTGTGTTGGTATCAAATCCTATGTATTTAATGTCAAGCACATGTGCCGCCAACATACGCCCGCCCCATCCTGCTGTGGGATCTAATACTTTTGTAGCGTTATACTTTTTGTAAATGTATTTGGCTGTGCTTGATTTGAATATAGATATAGATCCTGTGTTCATTCTATAGCATTCAAAAATATCATTGGCAGGTATGCGATTTTTTCTATTCTTTTGGATTGTGGCCTTTATCAATTGTTCATACTCCACAGGGTCATGAAACAAGTCTCGCAGATGTTTTTTGTTGTGTCTTCTACAATCCAACATGTTTGCCAACTGATAGTGATAGATAAACGGATTACCAAAAGTATTGCCTCGGTTGCTCACGGCTGTGTAATTACGCAAGCGATTCAGATCCCAGGTCAATTGATCTTCTGTCAATTGCTTGTGATTCACAATGTCATTCCAGGTTATTGATCTAAAGTCTGTCATATTAGTTTGCTGAGTAGGCCTTTTTCCAGGCAGGTTTATTGGTCTCGTCGTAGCGCACATAACGGTCTCGTTGTGCTGCCATGCGTTCTTGTGGGCTCTTGTTGTCCCAGGGTTCGGCAATGCCCTGCAGGCAGGCCAACAAGGCGTATCGGGCAGAGTCTATGCAGTCGTCTGGGTCTGAGAAACGGCCCTGTGTGTCCACATAGTAGTTTTGTGCTTCACGCAGGAACTCGGTGCAGTTCTCGTTGACCATTAGGCTGCCCACTTCCAGCATCTGTCGCATCTGGTTGATGCCATAGCTTTTGTGATTGGTCACACGACCTTGTGCGTCCGGCGGATTCATGATGGCAGCAGGCGCCACATTGAGTTCATACTGTTCAAACAGTTCTCGGATTGAGGTACTGCTCATGGTGTAGCGTCCTTGTGTGTTGGCATCACTTGGCAACACAATGGGTGTGCCATACACTTCAGGTCTCAAGAGATGATTGATGTACTGTGTGGGCACAGCTTCTTCTATGCCTTGTACCACTATCTGTCGATGCAGCCAGGCTGTGCGTTCGTATGGATCCCAGTACATGAGACTGATCACCGTTTTGTCATTGACCAGGCCCAGGTCAAGTGCTATGACTCGTGTGATGTTGCGCATTTCCTGGAATGGTATGTCGCCGGTCTTGTAGGTGGGCCATGTGCGTATTTGAAACACCGCACCCTTGCCCATGATGGGCTTGCCTTGAATGCGAGCATCGCGTTCGTGCGGCAGGTAGTCGCGTTCCAGTTGCTCACGAGTGGTGTTGAGTAGGAATGGTTCACCCCAGGGATCGTATTCGGGCACATCCGCCCATGATACCCGAATGTAGTCGTAGCCCTGTTCACGGTTCCAGAACTTTGACACAAGACCATTCAAGCCTTTGAGTGGTGTGAAACTGCACATGACCATGCCCTGTGTGGTGGCTGTACGAGTCACAATCTCACTAAAGAATTCATCCGGTGGCTGCTCATCAAACACAGCCAGGTTCAGTTTGAAACCCTGCAATTGACGCACTTCCTGTGTGTAGTTGGCAAACAACAAGTAACTCTTGCCGCCTGTGATATGGCGTATCTCCACACCAATGCAGTTGGCACCGTCTGAACGCATGGTGTCCTGATCAATGGCATCTCGGGGTATGGCACCAGATCCAATGTTTTCTCGGAGTTTGACATCTGGTGTGCCCAGCAGTTCATTCTGCAGCACCAGGGCCACCTGACTCCAACCTTCACCGGCTACCATGGCAGTGATGGGTCGATCATAACGCCGACCCTGCCACCACTCAGGATACTGTCCGGTTAGATGCATGGCAGTTTCGTAACAGGTTGATACTGTTTTGCCAATACGGTTGGCTGCCAGGATGCCTCTACGGTCACTCACTGTGGTAAAGAATGATCGCTGATGATCAAAAGGTCTGAAGTATTTCAAAGCATTGTAGCGCATGTCATCTGCCACTGTGATGGCTAGATCACGAAACTGCTCCTGTGTCACATGGTCAAACTGTGAGAGACTGGTGGGAGTGAGGTTGTGTGAGTCGCACACTGACCGCACAGCTCTGCGCATGAGTACAGTGGGATCAACCATTTAGGTGGCCTGTGTGGGCCAGTTCTGACGAACCTGTTCTAGGCACCACAAGGCCTGAGCCAGGCTTTCTATCTCACCAGCTGTGGCTGGCCAGGAATCTGGATTTGATAGATCCATGGCACCTGGCTTGATCAAGCAGTTCTGCAGGCGTTCTGAGATTAGACGCATGTTGTGTTCAATGTGGCCTGGAAAGCGTTGTGTAAATGCTTCACGGTTCACAGCATTGACCTTTTGCATGATTCGGGTTTCGTCTGCACGGCGTGACTCCACGGCATTGTGTATCATGCCGTCTCTAATGGTGTGGTCCGTGGTCATGTGGTCAAGTCCCAGGGATTCTGTGCAGCCGCACGGTCCAGACTGATAAAGTCACGATCAATGTATCTCAACCACTGGTTGGTGGTGTTGTACTTCATGCTCTGCATCATGGCCTTGAGTCGGCGACCAATGGGAGTCATTGAGCCATCTTCACGCTGCACAATCTGTTCGCCTGTTCTGGGGTCAACCCATTTGATGATCTCAGGTCGGATGCGACCAAACTTGTCCATCTTTTCACCTTGTGGTCGTGGTTCAATGGGTCCCAGCACTTCATAGGTGATCACGCCGGTGGTGTACTTGCGGAATGTGCAGTGCATTTTGATGCCCTTGGCATGATACTCTGGATCTGAGTGTGGCACAAAGGCCGTGAAGAATTCATTCTGCAGCGTGGATCTGTCTGGGATTTCGGGATCTCTTGCGGGCAGTTCTTTCATGGGCTCTTCTGGCACCATGTCGGCCTTTTCTAAATAGGGATTGCCTGTGCCAATGAATTTGGGATCCACCTGGGTGCCGTTGAGCACTGCCATGGCCACTTCATATTTCAGCTTGTTGGCACGGCCTTTGAGATTCAGCACCACTTGTGTTTGGTCAAACACAAAGCGTTCCAGATCAGTGGCAGTGGGAAAGTCTGTCATGAGACCTTCCGT